GAAGTCCGACTTGACTTGCTCAAATTTTGCTTTGCTTTCACGGACAAGTTTAACTTTTGTCTCTGCTAGGTCTTTCTTGTCAGCGTGGAATTCTGCGATTTCTTTAGATAGCGCATCAACGATGAAGCTTTCTAATTTAGCAAAATTTGTCGCCACGTTTTTACGATCTTCGTGTAGCTCAGATAGTTCAGATGCTAGTTTCTGTAGGACGAATCCTTCCATCTTCTTAGTATCTTTTTCCATCTTTTTAGCATACTTGGCTTTTGCTTCAATAAGTTGATTGCGATCTTCTGCTAGTTCTGATAGCTCAGTTGCTAGTCGATCACTTACCATCTTATCTACTGCCTCAACCATAGTAGACTTGTCATGCTCATACTTTTGAGCAAATTCTTCACGAAGTTCTGCGGTGACTTGGTCACGGTTTTCTTGAATCTTGCTTTGCCAAGCAGATTCAATTTCCGATTTCATTTCCTCGGAAATCACATCATTTTCAAATAGTTGCTTAACGATATCTATCATGTGATTCTCCTACAGATCATTTAAGTCCCCTGATTATATTAACCAGGCTTTCTGCTAAGTATTTCTGTGCCTTTGGGTCGCCTTGGACTTCTTTTGCCATTCTAAATGCCTTGTCACCGCCTAATGTGTTCATTAGATGTTCATATACTGGTGTTGGATATGCGCCTGGTGCGCTTGGTTGCGCAACAACATCTACTGTAATAATTTCAAAATCCGAAACTTTACCGGATCCATCTTCAGCAACGTTACCGGAGCCCCTGCTGGAGACGCCTAATTTAACTCCACTTTGCAACATGGTTTGTACTAACTGTCCCATGGGCGTTGGTAGAATTTTCATTTTTCCGTAGCCGTTTGGACCGTCCATCCACATCTTAGTAATCATGTGACTGACACGGTCCAAATTAATGCGTAAATCCGCAGGGTGATCCACCTCTCCTAACACAGAGTATCCTCCCTCAACCTGCTCGTTAAGTGTTTTGACAGCACGAGTAATTTCGGAGATGGGGTAAACTCTCTGGTTAGCGTTCTTAATATCACCTTGGATACAAATACCGCTTAGATACAGAGATTTTTTATCACCCTCACCAGCACTTTCTTCGAGTGTCAGTTGAGCTTGGTCAAAACTCAGTGTTTCAATAAGACTGTTTCTCACCTATCGGGCTCCGATTACTTACTGCCAATAACGCTAGTAGCATCAGCGGCACCTTCACCAGCACCTGATTTCTCAGCACCGTGTCCTTTGCCGTCTTTGCTCATGCGCTCTGACTCTTTAGAACCACCAACTGTGTTGATGTTCTTAGTGTTCATTTGTTGTGGTTTGCCTGTTAGACCTGTTTCTGATCCACCGCCTTCACCGCCTTTTGCGATGTTAGAAGTTGTGCCACCCATGTCGTTTGAACCTGCTACTGGAGATGAAGTATTGTCAGCAGTTTCTGCTTTGCCCTTCTTCTCAGCACCGTGTCCGTCAACTTTTTCAACATATTCACGTACTGTTGCTAGGTCGCCAACTTCATCCATTTCTGGTGAAAAGTCATCGCCCATCTTCATGTCCATGTCGTCCATGTCGCCTTCGCCTTCTTCGCCGTCGGCGTATTCTTTAAATGCGGCTTCTAGGTCTTCGATAGCAGTTTTTAGGTCCATGATATCGCCTTTTGTGGCTTCTTCATCTTCATCACCTTCTTCTGCTTCTTCGTCACCTTCTTCTTCCTCTTCGTCACCCATTTCTAGATCACCTTCGAGGTCGTCGGTTTCGTCATCGGCTTCCATCTCAACTTCGTCAAAGCCTTCTTCGACTTCTTCGTCATCTTCGCCTTCTGATTCTGTAACTTCGTCATCATCTGAATCCTCAGATGCTTCTTCTACAGCCTCATCATCCTCATCAGTTGCTTCATCGACTTCTTCGTCTTCTACTTCTGACTCAATGAGGTTTTCATAAATTTCTCTTGATTTTTCAACGACATACTCGTGGAAAAGCTCTTCTGCTTTTGCTGTGTCGTCATTAACGAGATGATCAAGCATCTCGGCAATTTTTGTTTGATCTGACATTTTTATTCTCCTGAAATTGGTATGCTGTCAATTATATTTACATAATAACAGTATATTAACCATTAAATGGTGTTTTTTTGACTCATTTTGACTTTTTAAATACCGTACCCGGAAAAGTCTCCTCAAATTCGTCAAAATATATATGCCTGAAGTTCTGTGTAACGCGGCTTACATTTTCAGGTGTAAAAACATCTTTTTCACACACCCTGTGATAGTTAATATCTGTAAACTCTCTCAAAACCTTTTCAGTTTGATTTGCCCAGTTACCAAAATAAGTTGCCTGTTCAACGCTTCGCTTATAGTTAGGCGTATCTGCGTAAACGTTATTTACCTTTCCGTTTAACCCCTGATAATCGAAGCCTACAATGTATATATCATCGTATTTGTGCTGACTAGCCATCCACAGTGCTGTAGGACCGCTTGACCAGCCTTTATGCGGATTAAAAAAGTTTAATCCTGGTATATTCCTAACATCTCTATTAGGATTAGTCCAAACCTGATTGCGCAAATGCCAGCCAGTTTTGGTAATTTCTTTAATCATTTTAACGTCTACAGCAACCAAATAGTCCGGTATAAACTCGCGATAGATAGCGTTACAGGCGTATATCTTGCCAAACTTTTTTAATTCGCGAAGGTCTATACGGCGTCTAGTTACACCGTTTCCAAGTACAAATGCTATTCTTTTATTAGGATTGGGCGGCTGCGATTTCATCAGGTGTTGGTTGTCCGTACATTGTTTGAATAAATTCTAGTTCGGCAGCCTTTTCAAACTGATGAGCTTCACTTTGAATTCTAAGTTGATTGATTTGACGCAGAGTTAGACGCACCTTGCGGGTATCGTCCTTTTCTACCACATTGATGTCTTTGTTGTTTGAATAACGCTTGTCATCAACATAGTCAATTTGTTTGTCGTCAAAATAAAAGAATTCTAAAAGTTTCATCTTGTATTTATCCTGCTGTTGGCGTTTCTGGAGCAGGTGCTTCACCTGCTGTTGCGTCTGGTGCTTCAGCGGCTAAATCGTCTGGCGCCTCGGCATCTTGTGCGGCGGCATCTGCCTGAACATCATTTGGAGAAACTCCAACACTGCGCATTTCAGCTGCAGCATCCTGTTGGGCCTTAATGGAATCTCCGTTTTCTTCTTTCCACAGTCTTTCGTTTTCTGAAACTTCCTCTTGTGAAAGTCCTAGGAAACGCTTGAGAGCAAATCTCTTGCTCATGTAAGCAACTTCTTGTAGTGCGGCAAATGTTTGTACTCTATTGTTATCAAGTTCTGCCTGTCTATAAGAAGCAAAGTTCTGAGGAGCATTAAACTTGAGTTCAAACATGCTGTTATCAATGTTAATACCCTGATGTATTAGCCAACGCTTGAATTCAAGATCAATTTCTGTAATTATTAAACTCTGTAGTCTCTTACAGTATTCATTAAATCTTAGTTCTTGGATATAAGCAGTACCAACTTTTCCATCATTAAACTGTGCTGGACTATCGTCTGGCATGGTTGGTAGATATGAACTTGGAATTCTCAAAGCACGGAAAAGTTTGTTGGTAAAGTAACGCAGGTCGTCAATTTCGCCTAGGTTAGTACCACCTGGCAGTGTGTCAACTTTTGAACCTCTACCTTCTGCTGTTTGTGGGAAGAAGTAATCTTCCGAGATACTAAGTGGATTGTAACTGGCGTCGATTACATTTGCTCCGCCGCCTGTGTTGCTTGGAATGCGTCTTTGGTTGATTTCATTTTTAACACGCTCAACAAAGCTCATAGCCATGTGAGCAGGCATGTTACCCACATCAACATAAAACACACGTCTTTCAGGAGCTCGCTGAACTCTATAAATGATAATCGCATCTTCCAGTAATTCTTTTTGTTTGTATACCTTGAACACACTTTCTAGCAGTGAATTACCAAATGGATAGTTATTGTCCAGTCCTTCTGATAATGAAAGATGTACAACATGACTTGCGTCAACTGCTATTTCGTTTTGTTCTGTGCTGAATCTTGAACCGGTACTCTGTGGACTTGATCCAACCATGCCCCT